GAAGTTCTTGGGGTAGACGAGGGTCAAACGACACAAACTCACACCATTGGCGTTCACAGCACCGCATCTGCCATTGCATTTGGGTGATGTATTTGCCTGGCACAGTCTGGGTCAACAGCGTGTCGATGTGGGTGGCGGTGTTGGGACACTTGATTTCCAACATTCCAAACAGCCCCACCAACCCGTCAGGACTCGCGCCAGACATCTCAATTGTTGGATGGGGTACAAACCCCACTTCTTCAACCATTACATCCGCATGAGCCTCAAAAGCCGATCTAGCCAAAGGCTCAGTCTCAGTTCCCCAAGCCATAGCTGCATTGGTAAACGATTCACCTTGTTGACCAGTAAGGCGTTCACAGATCAATTGCGCCATGTAGTTGTCCCGACTAGCGGAATAGCCTGATTTGGTCTTGGCGATCACATCTGCCACCCGTGAGGCGGTTACTTTGCCCAGACGGGCTGAAAACCATTCTTCTGTACGCTGTTCCATTATTTACTCTCCACTTTATCGTAAGCATCAACCCAATTTTTTAAATCTTCTGATATTTGGCGTTTCATCAAATCTTTAGCCGCAGTTATGTTTTTTTGCCATTCCACATCAGCGTTAGCCGCTTTGTATGCCAATTTAAAAGCAGACTGCAATTCTTCCAATGTTTTAGATTCTTGAATGGTTGTGAGATGGTCTTGCATTAAGTTGTAATTAGCCTTAGTCTCCTTTGGCTTAGTAGCTGCGTTGCCATCATCATCCTCGGGGGCTTGCCCTGTGGCTGCCATAAGCGAGGCTCTGCGGATGTAGGTCAAGCACGACATGAACCCTTGGGGGTCGTGTTTAGGCGAGGGAAAAAACAGTTTTCCGCAGTCGAGCCGTTCACCTGATTCATGTAGAAAACTGGTCTCACAGATAACCCCGTCTGGGTGCTCTGTGGTTGTTTGGAATAGGAATATCCCATTGTCGTTTAAAGCCCCTATAACCGAATCAACGCAAGATGCTAGGTCAACATACTTGGAACGGAAATGAGGGTTTGTAGCGTTCTTTAAAGCGGGTGCAAAGGCTTTCTGTGCCTTAACCAAAGCAGTAGCAATGTTTTTCATGTTAGTTTCCTAAAATAAGTAGGGCAAAGATAAGACCAGAGACAAAGCCAGACAACCAAAAGATCGTCTGATCTACCAAGGTAGGTTTGTCGGATGTGAACGGGCCTTGGATGGCGTGTTGGATGTATTTAGAGTGTTTCATAGTGTTTGCTTTCATAACGGGCAAGTGCGTAATCGAGTTTGTCGTTGTCAATTTGCTCTTGGATGGCTTTGGCGTAACCGCGCTCTAGGGATTGAATTACTGTGTCACGCAGTAAATCGGTGATTAGTGCGTCACCGATGTAGACAAACCAAAGATTGGTAGTGTTTGGTTCAAAATAACATTCGAGGTCAACGCCTTGCGCGTCTGGGTGTTCGCACACCATGCAATCAAATTCGCTGTGTTCTGCTTTCATACTATCTCCAAAAGACCCTATGCGATGTGCTGTGGGCATGGCGTAACTATAAGCCAACTTAACTGTTATTTTCTAGGGATAAACCCTAATACGGAATAAGTTTACTTATGTAGAATATCGGGCATGACAAAAGAACATCTTATCCGTCTGGCAGGCTCACAGCGTGATCTTGCCGACATATTGGGCATCAGCCAAGCTGCGGTTTCGCAATGGAAGACAGTTCCCAAGGCAAGGATGTGGCAGTTGTTAGTTCTTAAACCTGAGTGGTTTAAGTAACCTATAATAATTTGAAACACGGCTAGATGCGAAGTCATGAGCGCATTGAAAAGAGAACAGACCCCTCCTGCCGAGGTTTCTTCCAAGGGTCTAGTTTGGGTCTGAGAATGCACTATTACCAGTTCAACATTGGGGACTATGCTTCCCACACAAGGCATTTAAATGTCGTAGAAGACTGCGCCTATCGCAGATTACTGGACTTTTATTACCTACACGAAAAGCCTATAAAGCAACACGACATTGCTCGGCAGATCAATATGCGTGAGCACGAACAAGAGGTCTTGTCAGTTCTTAACGAGTTCTTTTTGTCCACAGATCAAGGGTTTGTCAGTCCTAGAGCCAACAAGGAAATAGAGCACTTTCACTCGAGAATTGAACAAGCGTCTAAGGCTGGTAAAGCGTCTGCTGAACGGAGGTTCAACGCCCGTTCAACGGATGTTCAACCAACCAATAACCAAGAACCAATAACCATTAACCATAAACCAGATATATCTATTAGTCCACCTAGCGGTGAACTGCCAAGTTGTAACCACCAAGGAGTTATTGATCTTTACCACAAGCATTTGCCAACCCTTAGACGCATAGAGGTTTGGAATGAGACCCGTAAGGGCTATCTACGGCAGAGGTGGCGTGAGGTTGCTGATGAACTATCCAAGACCAAGGAAATCCAAGCCTCTGACATTCTTGGTTGGTTTGCCGAGTTCTTTGAGCACATCGGAACATCCAAGTTCCTGACAGGCAGAGTCAACGACAAGTCTGGGCGGTCTTTTGTGGCTGACCTAGAGTGGATACTTAAACCAAGCAATTTTGCAAAAATCGTGGAAGGAAAATATCATGGCACTAACTAATTTCAAAAACAACCAAAAGCAAGACAACGGGCTTGATGAAGAGCAAAAACTTATGTGTTCTGTGCCTGGTTGCCCAAAGCATTGGACTGTCCACCTAAGTGGTGACCGCCCTAAGTGTTCCGAGCACCAATGGGCTAAAGACCCTACTGAATACCGCAGACCTATCGTTGCCAAGCCTGTATCTCAGACTATTCAGCAATGGTATGAGAAAGAGGACTTTTGATGAAATATCTAAGTGTTTGTAGCGGAATAGAAGCTGCAACAGTTGCATGGCATCCATTGGGATGGCAAGCAGTTGGTTATTCAGAAATTGAAAAATTCCCATCACAAGTGTTAGCCCATCATTACCCAAATGTCCCTAATTTTGGGGATATGACTAAATTTAAGGAGTGGAATCTTGAGTCAAATGTCGATGTTTTCGTTGGAGGAACTCCCTGCCAATCATTCTCAGTCGCAGGTCTCCGAAAAGGATTGGATGACCCTCGTGGCAACCTCATGCTTACCTATCTTGCCATTGCTGACAAATATCGGCCCAGATGGTTGGTCTGGGAGAACGTCCCTGGCGTTTTGTCATCTAACGGAGGAAAAGATTTTGGAACATTCCTTGGAGGGTTGGGGGAACTCGGGTATGGGTTCGCATACAGGGTTCTTGACGCTCAATACTTTGGAGTGGCCCAAAGACGCCGCCGTGTGTTCGTTGTCGGATACCTTGGAGACTGGAGATGTGCCGCGGCGGTACTTTTTGAGCGTCACAGCCTGTCAGGGGATTCTGCGCCGCGCAGAGAAAAGGGGGAAAGAATTGCCAAAAGCATTGAAAGAAGCCCTATTTATGGTGGGTCAGACAAAGATATCTCAAATACTGTAACTAGCAAATGGGCTAAAGGTTCAGGAGGTCGTGCGGGTGATGAATGTGGATTGTTTGTTGCCCAACCAATAAAAGTTGCTTTATCTGTTTATGAAAATCACCCAGCTGATAGCAGAGTGCAAGAGATGGGTGAAGTTTGCTCTACTGTTACATCCAGATGGGGTACTGGCGGTGGTAATTTACCAATTGTTGGAGCAGTTGGCACAGATTTATACAACGGGGCAATTACAGGTGAAATAGCCGCAACAATGACAAAAAGCATGAGTGGTACAGGAACTGGGCCTACTGCAATGCAACCAATAGGTTTTGAAGCCAATATGTCATTGCAACAACCAAGCACAAAAAACGTATTTCAAACTTTAACCCGAAGAACCCATGCCTCTGTCAATATTGACATGGCAGTCAGAAGATTATTGCCAAGAGAATGTGAACGATTACAGGGTTTCCCTGATGATTACACCGATATAAAGCCAAATGGAAAACAAACCTCAGATGGCCCAAGATATAAGGCTTTGGGTAATTCAATGGCTGTGCCTGTCATGGCATGGATTGGTAAAAGAATACAAGAAGTGGAAAACTTATGACAAAGACGCAAGCCCATGCCATCCTCGATAAATGCAAAGAATCCTATGTGTCCTTGGCTGAAACAAATACAGCCTTGGAACGGACAGGGGATTTATGTCGAGCATCTAGCCCAACATTACGCTTTGATGGCAATGAACAAGGGAACAATCGACCATGCCAGGCACATGACCAAGTTGCTGAAGTCGGATTTTCCTATTCTCAATACCTTGATTGTTCAACGACTGAAAGAACTGCGTGACACTAATCGTAACTTTTGAGGTCGAAGGTGACCCAGTACCCAAAGGCAGACCAAGGTTTGCCAGACGGGGGCAGTTTGTCCAAACCTATACAGATGCCAAAACTATTGACTACGAAACCCAAGTAGCCATGAAAGCCCGACACGCAATAGGCGCATCAGAGCCACTACAAGGGGCTTTAACTGTGTTTTTATACCTCCGCTATGCAGTACCACCCTCTTACTCTAAAAAGCGCAAGGAAGCCTGTTTACGTGGCGTGGAATATCCCAAAAAAATAGACCTAGATAATGTTTACAAAAGCATTACAGACGCTATGAACGGGATTGTCTATACGGATGACAGCCAGATCGTAGAGGCGCACATCACTAAGGTCTATGCTGAGACTGCTGGCGCAAACATCATGGTGCAAGAATGCGAGTAATTTGTTGGTTTTCTTGTGGCGCAGCATCTGCGGTGGCTACCAAGTTGGCTATTGCTGAAAATGCAGGCAAATTGCCTTTAATAATTGCTTACACCGAGGTGGCAGAAGAACACCCAGACAACAAGCGATTCCTCAAAGAGTGCGAAAAGTGGTTTGGTCAAGAAATCCAAATACTGCGTAATGAAAAATACGAAGGCAGTATTTTCAATGTTTTTATGAAACAAAAGTATATAGTTGGCATTGCTGGCGCACCATGTACCAAGTTT